TGTGTATTAACAGGATCAGATAAATTAGTTATTGTTTGGCTATTTAATGAAACTGAACCAGTTGGTGCAGCCATTTGGTCTAATCTATTTGTTCTTACCCCTGTATCAAAATCACTTATTTTTGTATGAGCTATTGAAGGTATATCGTCACTTACTAATGCTCTGAATGTAGGTGAGGCAGCACTTCCAGAGGTCGGACCACTCAGAATAGTATTAGCAGTTCTTGTTGTATCTTTATCAAAAAATGCACCTTTACCAAATATCTTATTTATAGTCGTTGCCGACCCTCCAGCACCTCCTGTTCCAATACCGATGTAACCTATTTCGTTACCTTCTGCAAAAGCTATTTCAGCATTTGATAATGTCGTAGGAGCAGATGATCCAGTAGATCTTTTAACTCTGATTGTGTTAGCCACTAGAACGAACCTCCGTCTACTAAGTTTTCTACAGTACGAGTAGCATCTGCTTTAAATGTACCACTAGATTGGTGAAAATACACTAGTGAATTATCAACTTTACCAGTATCATTAAGAGTCGCTCCACTTGTAGTAAAGGCTGGTCCTGCTGGTCCTTGAGTTGCAACAGTTACAATAGTTGAATCTCCTTCATTTACTGTAACAGTATTTTTAGTAGTGGTAATGTTTACCGAAGTCATGCTGTGTAGCCCTCACTCATAAAAATGCTTCCTTCTAAATAATACTCTTTTAATCCATTAGGATCAGTAAGCAATACATCATATTTTAATAAATTCGGTGTAAATGTAGCTGTCTGAGTGTCTGTTAAAGCAATATCAACTGTGCCTAATCCTCTATTAGTATAAGTAACTGCAAAATCAGCATATTTTGTTGTTCTAGTTTCTTCCCAAACTTGGGCTTCTACTGTATATCCATTTAAAGAAATAGCAGCATTATTAGAATCTTTAAAAACAAGTTGAACACTATGATCTGATCTTCGCTGGATCGTCATATTATATGTTCCAGGAGCTATTGCCATTTTATGTATATGGAGTTGAACCTAGAATACTGCTATCCCATTGTTTTCTCAAGTCATCTGTTGTAGTTGCATTTTCTATAGCATTAACATTTGGGGCATCTCTTAATGCTTGTTTTTTTGCAACAATTTCTGTTGTACTTGCAGATGTCTCAATCGCACGTTGAAAATCAATATCTAAAGATTGTAATTTAATTTCTCTTGCTGATCTAATTTTGTTTTTATGTAGCTCTTTTGCTACAGACATATCGATAGAAAGTTTAGAGTTCATAACGATGCCCAATAAGCCTCCGCACCCATCCCTGTTCCATCAGGAGAAGAAAAATCTGCTCTCCATGCAGATCTAAAATCTCCATCTGGTAATTCTGTAGCATCTACAATAATATAAGGTTTACCTGCTGGTACATCTTTTTTACATACATCTTCAAAAGGAAGTTCTCCTGACGGAATTAAC